TAGGCAACGTCTACAGCGTGCACAATAATCTGCCGTATGCCGAAAGATTGGCTAGAGGGCACAGTAAGCAGACATCGGGCGCCGTTGGCGGCCAAGCTGGCTGGGTAGAAGGCATCGCCAAAGACATCCAAGGCTTTGTGCGCGTCAACGCTGACCGCATCGGGAGGGAATCATGAGCAGCACTTACAACGACGTTCGCGCTGCCATTGAAGGGCGCATTGCAACGCAGATGGCCATAGCGCCTGCCTATCCGGTCAGCTATCAAAACGTGCCGTTTACGCCGCCCAACAACACGCCATGGGTGCAGGTGTTCATCCGCTTTGGCGACAACAGCTACGCCACGCTGCTGCCGACTGGCGGCGTTGGCTTTAACCGCCAGACTGGCACGCTGGTAGTCAATGTCTTTACACCGCAGGGTCAAGGCACTGCTGCTAATTTCACCATTGCAGAGCGGCTGAAGGATTTGTTTGATCGCGCCAAGTTTTCTAGCATTATCTTTGATGCAGCCTCAGGGCCAGCGCAAGTAACGCCAGCAGCACCTGAGCCTTACTTTCAAACTCAGCTAACTGCTACGTTTGAAGCGTATTTAGACTAACGGTAGCCAATACCGTTCACAACATGGCTGTCACTGTTTTGTCCGGTACGTCCGGCGCCCTTTACTACAAGCCCGCTGGAACCACCGGAACATTCGGTGAGTCTGGGGTCAATACTTCAACTGAAACCATCACCGTTGAGCCTTACCTGAACTTCAAGGTTGGCGATCCGGTCAAGTTCCGCGTGGTCAACAGTCAGTCTGGCGAGTCCGGCACTGGCACTTTGCCTGCTCCGATCTCGGCGGCTACCACCTACTACGTGCTGAGCTACAGCGCAGCTACTGGCGCGTTGACCGTATCCACTGCCGCTGGTGGCACCATCCTGCCTATCACTGACGACGGCACTGCTGCGGCACCCAACGAGTTCGAGGTGTATTACGCCGACTACGCCGCCGTTGGCCAAGTGCAGTCGTGGAGTTTTGAAATCAGCCGCGCTGAGATCGACGTGACCACCATCGGCCAAACCGCTGGGCAGTATGCGCCCTTCCGCGCCTACATCCCTGGCTTTGCCGATGGCAATGGCACCGCCAGCATCTATGTGACCAACGAAGACAGCGCACTGTCCAATCGCATGGTGGAAGACGTGCTGCAGCGTCAGCAGGTTGGCTGTGCCTTCAAGCTGTACACCGACAAGCAAAGCAGCGAAGCTCTCAGCCGCTCCATTGCTATGGATGCCGTGCTGCTGACCGCCAGTCTGAACATCAATCCTGATGACGCCCAGATGGTGGAGATCACCTTCCGCCCAGCCGGTGCTCCTAGCTTCGATTTCAGCACCTCTGCTTGATCGCTGATTGCCCCTAGTTGCACTAGGGGCTTTTTTGCGATTAAAGTATCAATGAACTGAACATTTTTTTTGCATGGCTTCTGCCAATTCATCCATGCGTGCGCTTGATCGCCTGAAGAAGGCAGCGAACCTTACGCCGATCAAGAAGCAAGTCGAGCTGAGCGATGGCGATGTGTTTGAGTTTTACTGCAAGCCGCTGACCATGGCTGAACGCGAGCGGGCGCAGAAGGATGCTGGCTCAGATGAGGCAACTGCGTTTGCGTTGCAGCTTTTGGTCTCCAAAGCATTGGATGAGAACGGGCGCCCATTGTTTCGCGCTGGTGAGATTGCTGAGCTGAAAAACGAAGTGCGTGATGCAGACCTGCAAAGCTTGATGCTGGCAGTGCTGACCGATAAGCACGACGTGGAAGAGGTCGACGCAAAAAACTGATCAAGCTGGTTAAACAGGATCATCTGCTCAGGCTGATGATGCGCTTAGCCAGAGATCTTGGATACACGCTTCTGGAGCTGTCGGAGCGCCTTACCTACGAGGAGCTGCAGCTTTGGGGGTTGATGTATCAGGTGGAATACCAAGAAGCGGAAGAGTCAAGCCAAAAAGCTAGTCGGCGTAGAATGTAAGGAACCAGTTGGCGGATCATGTCAGTCGTAGCAAATGTTGCGATTAACGTTGATGCCGCCAACGCGATCCAGCAGCTCAACCGCGTTAAGACCGCCGCCACTGATGTACAGGGCGGCTTTAACGCAGCAGCAACCGGCGCAAAGGGCTTAGGCGGTGCATTGCAGGCTGCGCTTGGCCCGCTGCTGACGATCACAACGGCATTGACTGCCGTCAAGGCTGGGCTAGACACTGCGTTTGAGCGTGGCGCAGCAGAGCAGCGGTTACGCAACCTCACCAGCGGCACAGACGAGTTCAACGCCGCAATGGCGCTGGCGGCTGATACGTCGGCAAAATTTGGACTGACGCAAACAGAGTCAACCAAAGCGCTAGCCGATGTTTACGGTCGATTGAAGGGCGTTGGTTTTGGCCTGCAAGAGACTGGCCAGATCTATCAAGGCTTTAATGCCATTGCATTGCAGTCCGGTCTTGCTGGCGCAGAAGCAGCGGGCGCATTCTTCCAGCTCAGCCAGGCACTAGGCAAGGGCAAGCTGAACGGTGATGAGTTTGTCATTGTTGCTGAGCGGATGCCGCAGTTGCTTGACGCAATTGCGCAGACCACCGGCAAGAGCCGTGGTGAGCTGCAAGGCATGGCGCAAGACGGCAAGATCACAAGCCAAGTCTTGTACGAGGCATTGTCCGGTGCAGCAGGTGCATCCGAAAACTTAAACGACAAGCTGACAGCACAACAGCAGACATTCAACAACCTGCGGCAGGTAACGGATCAACTGCTCAACAGCATCGGTCAAGTCTTTGCACCTGCTGTTGTTGCTGGCGCTCAGGGTTTGGCGACTGTCGGGCAGATGCTTGCCGACTGGTGGAGCTATCTGGGGAATGTGATCTTTCCCAAGGTCTATGAAGCAATCCAGCCTGTCATTGCATCACTGCAAGCAGCATTCAAAGACATTGACTTTGACGCTATTCGCGTAGCGATTCAAAGCATCATGATCAAGGGCTTTGAGAATGCCATTGTTGTCATTAGCAATTTCTCGAAGGTTCTTGCATTTGTCATTGATAGCTTCAAGGCGCTATCGCAGAATCCTGTCTTTCAATTCATCGCTGAGCAGGTTGGGCGCCTTGCTGGCTTCCTGGGGCTGACTAACGACAAGGTGGGCGAGTTCAAGCAAAAGCAAGATGAGGCAACACAAGCGGCCGCAGCAACAGTCAAGCAATACTCAGGCTTGCCGCCTCAAATTGAAGATGCAAAAGCAAAGCAAAAAGAATTAAATGCCGAGTTTCAAAGAGCTAAAGATGCGCTAAGCGATCAATCGGCGCTAAGAGAAAAGCAACTAAATAATGAAGTAAAGATCAAAGAGGCAAGCGACGATACAGTTGGCGCCGCGGATGCAAGGCTGCGCAAAGTTGAAGAAGAGTATGGTCAGAGGCAATCCGCGCTTCAACTTGAGCTGGAATATGGCAAAATCACTAAAGAGCAATACCAAATCAAATCTCAAATTGTCGAGGAAGATCGCAAAGGAGCCGAGATTGCGGAAAAGATTCGCTATAGCGAAGAACTAAGGCGGCAGACGCAAGATAAAATCGCGCAACAAAAAGAGCAAGAAGCCATTGCAACCGAAGCATTAGCTGAAAGCCAAGCAAAAGTAGCTAAAGCTTCCGAGCAACATGCGCAGTTTGCAGAAAAAGCTCGATCAATGCAGCAGCAAGCAGCAGAGATCAATCTATCAATAGCGACTACAGACGAAAAGCGCGCTGTTATCGCAGGGCAAATTAGCCAATTAAAAACAGCACAAGCTAAGCAAGAGTATGAAACTGCCATTCGAGCAGAAGGCGCCACTGATTCATATATTCGAGCCGCAGCAGCGTTGAAAGAAGCCAAAATTCAATCGTTTGAACTGGCCGCAAACATGGCTAGGTCTGCGGCAGAAGCTGACCGCATTCGCAACCTAGGTGGCGCTTATGGCGGCAGAGAATTTGGCGGCGCCTATGCAGTTTCAAACGTTGTGTTACAGGAAGAAGGGAGGGCAATCTGGCAATCAGCAATTAATCAAGCAATGCAGATCATGGACCCACTCAGATCTCAAGCTGTTTTAACAGACGCAGAAATGCGAATTGCTGAACTTCAGCGGCCATATCTGCAAGCACAGCAACGCCAGAAATATGAAAGCTCGTTGCGTGAATTAGAGCAACTTGGAATTGGCACCATGGCACCAGCTCCGGCGTATGCGCAGAATGGAATCAATCGCTATGGAGTGGGCGCCACAAACATGGCCGCGCCACAAGTGAACATCACAACCGGCCCGGTAACTCAGATGGATGGCACCAACTACGTCACCATGGGTGACTTGCAGCAGGCAACATCCACGGCAGCCCGTCAGGGTGCAAACGCTGTACTAAGTCAGTTGCAAAGCAATCCGTCGCTTCGTAGAACTATTGGGGTAGCGCGATGACGATTGGCATTGCTAGCTTTCTAACTTTCAGGCGATCTGACTACAGCACCGTCGTCGCCCGCTACCAAAGCTATTGGCCTGGTTCGACTGTTGATAGTCACACGTTTTACCCGTTCAATGTCGACGCAATTGTCTCTAACGCCACAGGAGGACAGCAAAGCCTCAACGTGGACTTTGCCCCTAGCAACGAGATCATCGCGTTAATTGAAGCTGGTCTAACCAATAGCTACTTTGTAGAGCTGAGCTTTTACTCTTTTGCGCCTACTGCAGGCGGATCCCCACCGACAGCCAAGACGTTATTTGCCAGTTATATTGGCGAGCTGATCAGCGCAAGCCAGAATGAGGCGTCAATTTCGATCCAGATTGGATCTAGCCTGAATCCCGTTGAAGCCCAGGCGCCGCCGCGCAAATTCACAACTACGCTGATCGGAGAGCCGCCCAAGATATGACAAGCAATCCGAACTACATCGCGCCGCAAAGCGCATCAGCTCCGATCACCACCAACCTGCGCAAGGATGAGCTGGCAGCTTTGCTCACGGTTGAGCAGGGAGCTACAGCGCAGCAGCGCATCGTTGCAACAGGCAACTCCATTCCTTTTGTGTTCTGCAGGCAGACTGGTGGCGTTGGCGGCGCGTGGATCACTCCGCCAGCCGCGCGTTACGGCGTCGAAGAAAACGCTAATACCGGCGATTACTTTGCGTTTGGCCTTGTAGTCAGCGATGGCCAGCTTCCAGCCATTGCGGAATCGGATGTGTGGAAAGGACCAATCAAGGTCAACACACTATCCGGCTATGGCATCACTAACGCATACGGCAGTTTGCCCACAAGCGGCTACAACTATACGTTGTCATCAATCGGGCCAGATACGCCGGCGACATCGACGACAAATACGGAGACCTATAACTACGCAGATACAAACGTATCGTTTAGCTTCTCTGGCAACTCTTATACGGTTACCGTTACTGGCTGCACCGCATTTAAATTTAGCAACTCCAAAATCACAACAAGCCCTAATGCTGCAGTCAATTATTTTCATCGTTGGGCGGCACGCAGTAATGGCACGTTGGTTGACGGCAGCGGCCTGACCGAAAGCACTGATTTCAGCGCATCGTTTTCTTTTGGCGCGCCCGTAACTTTTACGCTAACCATTGATACGTCATTTAGCGGCTACTGGCCCAATCCTGCGTATTTGGTATTCTCGGAGTTGTCTTATACCTATAAAGTCACCACAACAATCACAACGCCATTTATCCCTGGCGCAGTCACCAACCTACCGCTGTTTGCTGGATCCGGCGGATCATTTGCCGGCATGAGCACATTGGCCGTAAAAGGACGCTATGCCGTTAACGCAGAGACCGGAATCTATAAGCAGCAAGTACGATGCTTTGTCCGCAATGGCGTGCAAGTTGAGCGAGTTCTGGGTGGAACCGGCAGCAGTTGCAGCTTCCCAGATCTTGCTTATTACCTGTTGAAGAACGCCAGCAAGGTGTCTACGCAGTTGATTGATCTGCCTTCTTTCCAAGGCGCAGAAGAATTCAACTCAAAGTATTCGTTGTTTTTTAACGGCGTACTAGCCAACAGCGTCAACCTCCGCGATTATTTAACTCGCGTTGCGCCGCTGTTCTTGTTGCGATTTGTGCAGATCAACGGCAAGTTTGCGCTTAAGCCTGCATTGCCGCTCGATGGTTTGTTCAATGTGAGCACGTCAGTCATCACACCTAGCTTTGTTTTCAACGACAGCAACGTAGTTGCTGGAACATATCAGAAAGAATACATCGACATCAATCAACGCAAACCGTTCTGCGCTCTTATGACCTGGCGGTCACAAACCGAATCGGTCTATGGCACGCCGAAGACAAACGAAGTCCGCTATGCCGGAACAGCAATAGACGGACCGTTTGAACAGTATGACATGGAAGAGTTCTGCACGACGGAAAACCACGCCACGCTGATAGGTCGCTATATCCTTGCTAGCCGCAAGCTAACTACGCATACAATCAGCTTTCAGACAACAGCTTTGATCGGTACGTTAGTGCCGACTGACATTATCAGCGTGACCTGGGATTACGCATCTAGCCTTGCAACAGGCGAATCAAAGACCGTGTTCTATCAAGTGGACGCCGTCAGCGAAGGCGCCGATGGTGCCTTTAGGGTAGAAGCAACTCATTTTCCAACGACAGCCACTGGCGTTAGTCAGGTTGCGCTGGACATGCTTATCGGCATCTGATCATGACCGTTGCATCTTTTCCAAGCATTAAGCCATCCTCGCGGACGTGGACGCCCGGCTCACAGCCTGTGCAGTCTTTTACAGCATTGTCAGGCTACGAAGCCCGCGTACTACTTGGCCCCAATCCAATTGGAGCTACGTTGTCGCTTGGCTTTCAGAATCTCACTGAAGCGGTATTCTTGCTAATTA